AGGTATTAATTATGAATTTGATATATATTTATATAAATTATTAATTAATGATAATGAAGTTGAAGCATTATTTATATTTAATAATATTGGTTATTCATATACAATGCCAATTTATTTAAAAACTATAAATAAAATATTAGTGGGAAAGATTTTTGATAGAATAATAGAAAATAATAATAAATATTTAATAATATCTTTAAATGAAATTTTAAATTTAAATTTAAATTATACATATAATTTTAATAATTCAAATAGTTATAATATAATATTAATAGAATATTATCAAAAATCTTTACAAAATGCAGAATTTTATACTCAAAAATTATTAAATGAAATTGAAGTTTTTATGGAAGATGAAATTAATAATTATAATTTTATTTTAGATCCTAAAATTTTTACTGATTCATTTTATAAATTAAATAATTATTATTTAGTTAGTAATGAAGGTTATGAAATTAATAATTTATTTTATAATAATAATTTTATATTAGCTGAAACTATGAAAAAAACAAATGTTAATTATAATATTATAGAAACTAAAATAGAAGAACCCATTTTTAATGATACACTTTCATTTTTTAATTATATTAAATTTTTTATTGGTGAACAATTAATTGAAGAAATTAATAAAGATATTTTTAATATACATAATAATTTATATTTTAATTTTGAAAAAAGAATACAATTTAATAATTTAATTAAAATAAAAAAAACAAATAAAAATTGGATATTTTATTTACCTTTAATTTTTTGGTTTAATAATCATTCAACATTAGCCTTACCATTATTATCATTAAATAATATAGAATTAAAAATTAAATATAAAATAAATAATATTAATAATATATTATCTAATATATTAACAAATGATTATGTATTTTCTAAAGAACCTTATTTAAAATTATATTTAATAAGTGATACAATATTATTAGATACAGAAGAAAGAAGATTATTTGGAACTTATAGTCATGAATATGTAATAGAAAGATATATAAATTATTCATATGATTATATAAATAATATAGATACAATAATATCAAAAAAATTTAATGGATTAATTAAAGATATATATTTTATTACAGAAATTATTAATACTAATATTAATTGTTATCAAAATTATGTTGAAGATTATGATAATAAATATATTAGATATTTAAATACTTTAAATTATTATAATAATATAATAAATGATATTAATAAAAATAAATATATTGAAGATTTAAATATTATTAAAAATATTGATTATGAATTAAATATTTTTAATAAAAATAATTATAATTTACGTATTACTAGAATTTGTAATAATTTAAAATTAAATTTAAATAATAAAAATGATTATGAATTACTTAAATATATTATGTATATTGAAGATAAATTTTTACAAAATATGAATGATAATAAAAAAAATAATTTTATTATTTATTATATTAAATATATATATAAAAATAATAAAATAATTAATGATATTTCTCCTATTGAATATCTTAATATTAAAATTAATGGTCACGATTTATTAAGTAAAAAAAATTGGTTATATTATAATTCTGTTATTCCTTATCAAAAATTTAATAGTTCATTACCTATTGGCTATTATACATTTTCATTTTCATTATATCCTAATGATTTACAATATTCTGGTCATCTTAATTTCTCTTATTTTGATGATACTACTTTTTTATTCAATCTAATGAAAATGTTATTAATAATCCATATATTATTAAAATTATTGTTAAAGAATATAATATATTAAGAATTATAAGTGGTATGTCTAGTTTAGCATGGATAAGTTAATAACCATATACACCTATACCTAAATTTATTCTTAATATAGTGTATTCTATTGCATAACATCTTAATTTTGCTGGATTTTGATAATTTATATTTTTATTTATTGATAATTGTAAATAAGTATCATTTAATTTACTAAAATTTAATGTTCCTGATGGTTGTAATTCTTTTGGATATAAACTAAAAGAATATGTATATATTCCTTTTTGTTTATTATATAAATTATATTGATATTTTTGTAAAAGTGTATAATATTCAAAACTATCCAAATCCATTCTATTTATTGAATTACAAACTATTATATTTTTATTTATTATATTTTGTTCTTCATATGGATACATTGTATAATTAAATAAATTATTATTATTTATATTATATTCTAATATACAACGCCATATTAACATTTTTATAGGATTTTTAAATGGTAATTTATATATTATATTATTTGAATATATTATTTGATCTGATAATGTATCCACTATTGGTATTATATATTCATGAGAATTATTTAAAAATTGTGATCTCTCAAAATTATCTAAATATATGTAATTTACTAATAAAAATGCATTTAATAATGATGGTTTATTATATTTAAAAAAATCATCATCATTAACTATTATTGAATTTTTTTTTATATTTATTTCAAAATTAGTTTTTTCACCATATAATTTATAATTTACATCATTATTTAATGGTATTATAAATTTACCTTTTATTTCATTATAATATAATTGTTGTGTTAATATATCAAAATATATAAATTCTCCTATTATTTTATTATTTTGATATATTTGATAAAATCTTTCATTTGGTTTTAATAAACAAAAATTATTCTCTACTGTTATATAATGTGTTGGTGAATATTTATAACATACATTCACATCATTAAAATCTACATGTATTTTTACATCATTATTAAATAATGCTATTAATGGTAATGCTATCCCTGTATCTAAACAAAATGAAAAACATAATGGTATATATAATTTATAACTATTTTTGGTTTTACTATATGTTGTTAGTTCTGGTATGTTACCTATCATTTTATTATAACTTTTTTGTATTCCTTCATTATTTACTATTTCATACCATATATTTATCCAATCACCATAATGTCTATCTATTATTGTTCCGCCGATTTCATATTCTATAAAATTTATTATTGCTATACCAATTTTTTCTACCCATGCAAATTTTTTTATTTTATTTGATATTGATATAAAATTTTCAATTTGTATTGTAGGTAATTCAATACATAAATATGTCATACCCATTAAATCTGCATTTTTATTTATATTTATTGTACATCTTCTACCAAAATTTGGTGTTGATTTAAAATATTGTGGTATCGGTTCTATTGAATAATTTGTATGTCTTTTATATGCTATTTTAAAATATGTTATATTTGGATCTAATGATAAATATATATTTTCTTTTCCTATTGATACTAATATTAATTCTCCTAAAGTCATTATATTATAATTTATATATTTTTATAATCCTAAAGCATTTATATCAAATTTGGTTGTTGAACTTTTTGTACCTGATGGATTTGTTGTTGTATTATTATAATCTGCTAATATTTGTGTTAATTTATCTATTATTGATACTACACCTATTCGTTTCGGCTGTAATTTATCTACTTTATTTTTATATTTATTTACTAGTTCTACTACTGTTTCTAATTTTACGTATTTATCATTATTTTGTGGTATTGAATTATATAATTGTATATAATTATATATATAATTTAATGTTTTTGATAAATATCCTTCATTCTTCTTTATATGTTCTATCATTTTAAATATCTGTGCTTTTTCTGATGGATCTATTTCTTTATTTAATTTATTTAAACTATTTATTAATGAATTAAATTGTGCTTCTAATAATATACCCACTTTTTCTGTTGATATTTCTATTCCTCTTCCTCCACCCATCTGTAATGGTTGTTTATTTTGTAATTGTGTTAATAAATTTGATAATGTTAAAAATGTTTTTCGTTCTCTTGTATTTATTTGTTGTATTAATCCTAATGATGAATTTGTATTTATTCGCATTAATGTGTCTGCATATGGTATATTATATTTTATATCTTTATCTCCTGTTGGTTTTGATTTTTTCTTGTAATTTTCATTTAATATCGCTGGATTTCTATTAATTTTATCTATTATTCCTAATAAATATATACGTAAATTATCATTTTGTTTTATTTTCTTTAATTCTTCTTCACTTAGTTCTAATGATGGATCTTGTTTCACTTTTTGTGTTAATCTTGACATCCATGAATTATAATCTTCGCATACTTTTAATTTTGTTTGTGTGTCATATACTTCTTCAAATCCAAAAGATTTTAATATTAATATTAATTGTTTTGGATTTGTTTCTTTAAAATCACGTTTTAATCCACTCCAAAATTTAGTACTCTGCATAAATTCTTTACAATTTTTCAAATTTTCTTTATCACCTGTTAAACATTTCTGTAAAAAGCTTGAACATGTTATTTTATCACCATCATTTGTTACATATGTTCGTTTACATGATGGATTATGATAATCTGTTTTCATTAAATGTTCGTGTGATTTTACTGATACAAATTTATCTCCTTCCATATATCCTAATGTTCCATCTGGATGGGCATGTAATCTCTCTTCAGCGCGTATATAGAAATCTTCATAATCTAACCCTGTTGTATCTACTTTTAATCCTAATGATTCAAAAAATGAATCTGTTAATGGTTCAGGTGTTAATTCGGTTTTTAATTCTGTGGTCATTGTCTCTAATCTCTTTGATGTATATTTTGCTATGTTATAACTAAATACCATTTGTGAATCTGTTTTAAAGTTTTCTAAATAATGAACAAAATCATAAAATAATACTTGTTTTAACATATTTGAAGCTTTTCTATTTATATCATATAAACTTTTCACTTTGATTTCACTTATATTTATACCATTTGGTACATTGTAATATTTTATATTATTACTTGTATTATATAGTTGTTCTCGGGTTAATATTTCCCATGATTGTGGGTTTGATTTATATTTATTTAATGTCGGTGATGTTCCTATTAATTTTATTTGTAATGTCTCTCCTGAACTATTAACAACTTCTATAGTTTCTGCTGTTCCTTGTGTTTTTACATTATGAACTAAAATATTTTCTTCATTACTTGATGATTGTAATAAATATTTTGAATTTAATGATTTTATATCTTTCATTGTTTCTAAATTAACATTAAATAAATCTTTATTTTCTTCATATTGTTGTGTTAATTTAATTGATGTATTTTTATCTATATTTATATAATTACTATTTGATAATAATTGTGTTAGTGATCCTTCATTATTACCATCTACATTTAATAATCTTATTAACTCTTTTGGTGTTTTAATGTCACTAAACTGATTATTATTATAAACATTTTTATAATGAACTTTTAATAATTCTACAGATTCTTTTTGTATTATTTTATCATAATTATCTAATAGTCTTATATTTATGTTTTTATAGTTTGGTTCATTTATTAATTGTAATCCTTCTAATGTTATTTGTAATTGTGGAAACTTATAAACATTTCCTAATACTTTTGAATCTTCAGTTAAAGGAAAGAAATAACCTAAATCACTATTTTTAGATAAACCTGTTCGTCTATGGTGATAGACTTCATTTACTGGTATTTGATTTAATGTTGCCCATCCTAAATTTGAACGATTAAAACGTTCCACTCTAACATCATTCTTATTAAATACATAATAAGGATTAAATCCAGGTTCAGTACTGGGTGCTATAGGTGTTTTAGGATTATTTAATACTATTAATGCTTCTTCATTTTTGGAAAAATTATTTTTATCGCATGGTATTTTATATTCTAATACATGTTTCACATAAGGACTAAATGCAAATGTCTCCACTAAATTTTGTGATAATTTATGTAACTCATCGCATGATAAGGTATTATTTAATATTTTAAATAATATTGGTATTTTAGCTTTCTTTATATCAGTATGTTTATATCCTGGGGTTTGAATAATATGGATATTATTATCTATTAATTTTTTGACATATTCATTTGTTAAATCATATTCAACATCTGTTGTTACTTGTGTTAAAAAGTTAACAAATGCTAAAGTATTTGGATTTTGTTGTTTTTCTTCATATATCCAACATGAATTTTTACATATTTCTTCTAACATTAATAAAACATAGTCAATTGAATCTTGACTTAATTTAAAAATATTAGTTGTACTTGTTGATGATATGATAGGTAATTTAAATTCACCTTGTTTTTCTACTCTTGGAACATATTTAGTTTTATCTTCTTCGTTACCACCATAATTATAAAAACATGAAGAAAAATCAGCATTTTTAAATGCTGTTGAATCTCCACCTAATATAATATAAATAGTATATACAAAAATTACTGTAAAAATAATTTGTCCTGAAACAAAAGGTAAAGTTTGTATTTCTGATATTATATTTAGTAATTCATGAGTATTATCTTTTGATCTTAAATCAGATAAAATTGAACTACCTATAAATGGTGATATGTTTGTAGGTGCTAATTTATCATTAAATAATGGTTTTATAGTTTTTAAATAGTCAATTACATTTCCTGGTGTTTGTATTTTTTGGGGTTGTAATTGTTTTATTGTATTAACTAATCCATTAAAATCTGTAGGTATGTTATTTCCTACTGTAAAAGTGTCAGGAACTACTTTAACTGAACGTTTAATATAATCAAACTCTTCACTATCTATTTTAATTGTATTATTTATTTTTAATAATTTACATATTTCATCTAATATTTCTTCTAATGTTGCTTTATTTGTAAGAGGTAAATTAAAAGATTTTAATAATTCTAATATTACATATTTTTCATAATTAGAATCTATTACATCATTTTTTAAGGTAGATAATGATATTTCATTTATTCTTTTTAATGAATCTTGATTTAAATCAGTATTAGATTTTTGAAATAAATCCATAAATTCTTTATATTCTAAAGTTGTTGATTTTAATCCTTCACCACTGTTATATACTATAAATTTATTATATTTTATACCTTCTAAATATAATGGATTTGTTATATTTAGATAATCTTCTTTAAAAAATCTTAATATAAACTCTTCAATGGTCATATTAGCATCATCTAAATATTCACGAATGCGTGGTCTCACTAGCTGTCCTCCAATAGTACGTATACCCATTGGTGCACCAGCTGCACCACCACCTGGTATAATACTATTATAATACCTATCAATGTTATTATATATATTACAGTATTCATTTACGCCGGGTAGTACTGGTACTACGGTACACCTATTGGCATTATTTAGGTCTAATATAGTCTGGTTATTAGCTTGTAAGTATGCTACATTTCTGTTATAATTTATTAATAACTCTATTACAATTATATTAATATGATAATATAAACTAAATGATAAAATTAAGTGTTTAACATTATCATTATTTAAATCATATCCAAATTGTAATATTTTTTGATCTAAATCGTATAAATTTTTAATAATATTGTCTATATTATTTTTTTCACATAATAGTAATCCAAGTAATACATATAATTTAATAAATACTTGATTATTTGTATTTGTAGAAAACTTTTTAATTATATTATATATTACTGTTTGTTGTTTATATGTTATTCCTTCAAAGTAATGCGATAATTTAACATCATCTGATAATTGAAATAATTTACTAAATTTATTTCGTTCTTGCTCAGTTAAGTCATTTACTTTAATATTATTACGTTCACTTTCAAATTGTAAGTTTTTATTTTCATTATTTGTTACAAATATAGATAAATTTCCTTCTAATGAGTTTTGTTTATTTAAATGATTATAATTAGCCATCCCATTACCATTATATAAATCCTCTAATGTTGAGTTATATAATAAGTTTATACGGCTAATAGAATTGGAAGTTAAAACAAAATTATTAGTATCATTATCTTTTTTATAATAGTTAACATAATATTTATTATTAACTTTTGAAATAACTAAATTATTAGGTAATGTTAATGATGAATTATAAAGTTTATTTAGTTCGGATTTAAGTAAATTTTTATTAAATACATATTCTAAATCACCTTCATAGACTAGGTTTGAATCTTTTGCTATTAATATATCCGCTAGAACAGGAGCATAACCACCAGCTGTGGGGGGTGGAACTGTAGTAAATAGATCTGGTGGTGCTGTTATAACTGTATTGTTTTGTAATTTACACTCATACAATCTATTAAAATGGTGTTCAGTGTTAAGACAATCAGGAAGACCACCTAACATCCCATTTGAATCTAAACTAGTCCAAATCAGATTACTTATTATAATGTTATTTTTATATTCTGTATTAGTTATGTAACTGTTATATTGTTGTGCTCTTAGTTGTATATTATTTGCGCCTGGATAATTGGTTATATAACCTTGCCAAAACATAAAATTATTTAAATAAACAGATCCATTAACAATTAAGTCTAGAGGTATTATATATGGTGCTGTTGTACCAGGGATTATACCACCTGGAGCAACAGGAATAGGCGGGGTTGTGGTTATAAATGGATTATTGCTGTGAAGTCGGATAATATCTGGGGTAGCACCCCCTGGTGCGACCGCTGTAAGTGCCATAGCTCTTATATTATACTGATTTATGACTCTAATAATATGTGCACTTTCAGCAGCTGTACATTTCATTATAACAGCCTCAGACGAATTTACACCACCAAAATGGTTGCCTCTCACATTTAATAGTATTTTACATCCATGTAAAGGTATTAAATATTCATTCATAATAGGTAAATATTCAGGTAATCTTATATTATTTACATCTTCGTAAACATTTTTATAAACACATTGATAAAATGCTTCATCAATTTCAACTGCATATCCATCATTATTAAATACAGGGTACTTTAATCCAATTAATCCTATTAAAGTAGGGTGTACATTTGGTGTCGATGAGGTAATATATTCTGGGTTTTGTCTTAGATCTGCAGCATTTGGTAATACAATAGTTGGTAATCTACCATAATAATAGAACAATAATGCATGATATCCAATCATCACATCATATGTTGATGCTGATGTGTCACCTGCTTTTACTATTAACTTTTCAAATGTATTATGTGTAAAATCATCTGATTGTTGACTAGCTGCATCTCTAATTCTATTTGTTGTATTATTATTTCCTAAGTTAATACTTAAAACAGTTTGTATTATTTTTCTACTAAAACCAACTTGATACAACCATGATAAAAATTTATCATTTTTTATTTCCAGGTTATAATCAGGTTGTTTCGTAACGTATGGAATATTTATGATATTATTAAACCTGTTTGCAATAGGAGCCATTGCCGCCGGGGGGGCCCCGCCTGTGATTGATATTTCATCAATAGAGTTTTGAAATTGTCGTCTATACTCAGCATCTGTCATATACTCAACGTCTTTAAATCTATTTACATTTAATGGTCTAGTTATATTTTCAGCCATAGGGCGGCCAATAATAATTGATGATAATACTGATGTTAATGAACCATTTACTTCACTTGATGTAATTTTTTGATCTTTATCAATTCCATCACTCATAACCACTTTATTTTGTTTTAAATTTTCTAAAGTTAAATTATTCCATGATAATATACCTTTATTATCTAGAGGTGGAGGTGGTATTGCACCAGGAGCAGGAGCAGGAGCAGGTGCAGGAGCAGGAGGACTAACAGTAAATTTAGTAGTTAAATGTGCAAGGTTTAATAATTGTATTAATTTAAATGCAAAATATACAACTAAAACAATTTTATTATCATAATTTATTAATTTAACATCTGATTTAGGAAGTAATTTAATGCTTGATGGATTATAATGAGATAATCTAAATATTTTAATACGATTATTAATTAAATTTTCTAATGTTAATTTATCATCATGTTTTAATTCATTAAAACCAAAACTTGTTGTTTTACCTTGAGTTTGGAAAAAATTACTAACAGTATTAGTTAGTGCTGTTTTATTACTATTAACTGTTTTCAATGTATTAACATAATCCTCATATTCGGTTTGAATAGTTTTAAAGTCAGTTTTATAGTGCATTTGTTCAGGTGTTATTTTATATTTCTTATATATTAAAGTATCATCTAAACCTATACTATATTTTTTATTTGTTAATTGATTGTGTAATTTATCAATAATTTCTCTTAAATCAAAATAATCAACAACATCAGATTTACCACCACCAATGAAAAATTCATTATTTAAACCATAATAATTTGAATCAATTGTAAAACCTTTTCTTAATCCATATTGACCTGAAGAATGTGTTTTAAATGCTACTTTATTACTATTTTGTGTTACTATATTATTAGAAGAATCTACCATAACAGAATATATAGCATTATCACAAGAGAAAACTTCATTACGTACAAAAACACAATCAGACTCAATTAAATTAAATAATAAAATATTACTTTCATCATGGAATAATTCTTGTGCATTTACAGAATCATATTTATCACACCATGGTTGTTCATTTAAATTTAATGCAGAATTAACATAACTTTGAGAATTTTTTACTTTAGATTTTTTTTGATAAAAAGTATAATTACCCCAGTTCATATTATTTTTAACTTTTAAGTTATAATCACTATTTAAATAATGATATGTTCCATCATTATCAAGTCTATATAAATCAGGATATAATTTAGATTGTTCACTAGATAATTTAAATAAATCATTAAAATGAGTTGAAAAATCTAATTGAAATCTTATTTCTTTATTTAATTTTTTATAATCTGCCTCAGAATCTTTCTTAAAATTTGAATTTTCATTTAATAAACTAGAAGCTTGAATTAAATGAACGATATTAGTAGAATCACCATAATTATAAAATCTTGAATTATCAATTTCAGTATCTTTTTTAGTATATGTAAGACCTAATTCTAATTTATGTTTTAAATTTTGTTTTTTTGCTAAACCTAATTTTAATTTATTAGTAGTAGCTAATGAATTAATTAAATTAGTAACATATGGTAAACTAGATTTAAATGTATTATTTGTTAAACTTTCAATTAATTGTTTAACATAATCTAAATATTTTTCAACATTTTTAGTATATATATTATTTATTTTTGTTTTATTTGAATTTTTAAGTAATATATATATAACCATTAAATAATCTAAAAATGTATGAATATATATATTTTTATGTATATATGATGAACTAACATGAAATTCAGGTATATCTGAAACAGTTAATTTTAAGTCATCTATTTTTCCAAATATACTAGTACACATTGGATGAGTATCTAAAATATTAAAACTACTAAAATTTGGTACTAAATCAAAACTTTCTTTACATAATTCTTTATTAACATTTTTACGTTCAACATGTAATAAATCAAAATTATCTAAATATTTAAATAAAACACTTTTATCAGTTTTTGGTACAAGTTCTAATTTAGTTAAATCATATGCTTTTAATCCTAATTTTTTTTCATCTTCAGTTAATTCTACATGATGATTAGAATAATGATACATTACACTTTTAAAATCCATTGATTTATCTTTATTTAATACTAATGAATTAGGTACAAGTACTTCGTCTTGTGTGGGATCATTTTCAGTAGGATTTAAACCTTTTTTTAATTTAATACCAAGAGTACTAAAAACAGGAATAAATTGATTTTCACTTTGAATATTATAAGTTGAAACTAAAGATGGATTACCATAAACAATTAAACCAAACCCGGCATTAATACAATCATAATATTTTAATTTAACATTACTAACATCACTTCTAGAATTACGTGCATTATAATTAGAATAAAAATTACCAAGACCTAAACGTGAATATATAGTATACATATCATAAAAACAAAATGAATTTACATCTTTAAATTTTTGTAAAAAACTCGGGTTATATTTAACATGTGATATAGGAGTTTCATTTTTTAATTTAAAATTATAATTATCTAAATTAGATATTGAATAATCATGTGTTTCACCTAATTTCATCATTTTTACTATTAATAATTGCATAAATCTACATATACCATCATCACCATCATATGTTGGTGAGGAAGGATCAATAGTTTTTATGATTTTTATAACATCTGAACCAAATTTATGCATTATAGTTAAATCACTAAATAAATCAGTTTCTTTATCTGAATATAAATAATCTTCAATATTATCAAAATCAGTAAAAATACTTGGAACTGATTCTTTATTTGCTCTATTATGGCATCTTATTAATATATCACCAAAAAAAGTTATCCATTCAGAATGAACATTATATGCAGGTGCATCACTAAAAGGTTCTAAATCTAAATTTAAATTTTCATTATTTTTATTTTCAAAATTTTCTTGATTAAATGGTTCTGATGTTATTAATATTTTTTCATAATCTTTTGATTTATCAAACATTTCTAAATTTATAAATGAACTAAAGTAATTATCATTTAATGCATTTTTAAAATAAACGTCACTATATTCTAATTTAGTACGTTTATTAGCTTTCATATTTTCAATAGCAATATTATATAATGCATCTAAAAATAAATTAACTCTATTATCATCATTATGATTAAATAATTTAATATAATTTTGATATCTGTATATAGATTTTGTCATATATTTATATATATATATATAATATAGAAAAAAAAAATTTTAAATATTTTTATATATAAAAGTTTTTATATTTTTTTATCTAATATATAATATATAATATGCAGTGTAATAATTTTTATGGCATACCATTATGGATAATTATTATTATTATATTATTTATAATAATTTTTAAATCTTGTAGTATTTGTTGTGATAATGAAATGAATAAAGAAAACTTTTTAAATGTTACTGATATGAAAAACTATATTGAAAAAGTATATGAAATAACTGATGCACCTAATCAAAATAACTTACAAAATCAATTAAATATTTATAATTTTTATGCTGATTGGTGTCCACATTCAGTAAATTTTAAACCAATATGGGATGAGTTTCAAAAAGAAATAGAAAAAACGAAATCAAAATATAAATTTAATATAAAAACGTATAGTGTAATATGTGACGAACAACCAGAGTTGTGTAATAAATATAATATTCAAGGTTTACCAACAGTATTATATGAATATAATGGTGAAATAAAAAAATATTCAAATAATAGATCAAAAGAAAGTTTAATTAATTTTATACATGAAAATTATACAAATTAATATTTATACATGAAAATTATATAAATTAATATTTAAAAGTAAAGTTTATTAAAATAAATATATGAATTTTGATAATTTAGAATATAATTTATATAATATAGTTAATTGTGAACATAATGAAAATGAAAAAAATATTAAAAAAAAAATTATTAAACTATTAAAATTTTTTCATCCTGATAAAAACTCTAAATTAGAAGATAGAATATATTTTCATATTATTACAGCTAATGAAATTTTATTAGATACTAATAAAAGACAAGAATATGATTTATATTTAATACAAAAACATAAAGATTATAGTGAGTTAATAAATACTTTTAAAACTGAAAATGCACTTTATTTTACACAAAATAAAGATGAAGCAATAATAAATTTTAATAAAAAAAATGAATCATTAAATAAATTTCATAATTATAATAATAATGAAATGTTATTAATTGATAATGATTATTTAAATAATATAATAAAATCTAGAAATATAATTCAAATAGAAAAAAATGAGATTAAAAGTAATGAAGAATTTAATAAACAATTTGATATTATAAAAAAACAAGTATTTAATAGTAATAATAATAATAATAGTACTGAAATTATACCATTAAATAGTAATAGTACAGATGATTTATTATTAGATAATTTTAATAAATTATATATTGATAATAATAATATTAATACTACATTTTATTTATAAATTAACTTTTTGTAATATTATTTATTAAATTAATAAATAATAATATAAATATTGTAACTAATATTAAAATTATAATATCTTTATTTTCTTCTATTAATGTAGATATAAAATCATTAATATTAGATTTTAAATATTTTTTTATTTTATTTCTACATTTTTTACATTTTTTTAAATGTAATATTATTTTCTCACAATTTATATCACAATCATTATTTTCATAATTTATATCATATTTTATATCATTATTATTATCATTATCATTATTATTATTATTATTATTTGTAAATCCTTCAATAGTAGTATTACTCATATATTCAGTAAAATTATTACTAATATTATTTTTTCCCCATGCTTCCTGTATTGTACAATAATTCATAATATGTAAAAATATAGATAATAATTTTAATAATTTAATTTTTTTTTATCCAATTTTATCTATTAAAGAATTTATAACTTCTAAACATATATTATTTATTATATTGTTATAATATTTATAACCAGTTATTTTACCTAATTTTATTATATCATTTTTAAATTTATTATTTATACTATAATTATTTATATCTATACTATTATTTATAATTTTTATTACTTCATAATTATTAATATCTTTTTCTATTATTGTATTTGTTAATATTGCTACACTTCCTAATAATATATTATACATATTTAATGTATTTGAATTATATGAATATGCTATATATAATCCTATTGTTGTTTCTTTTTTACAATATTTTAATGGAAACGCATTTGTAAATGCACCATCTATATAATAATTATTATTATATAATACAGGTGTAAATATTAATGGTATTGATATTGATATTCGTAATGCTACTATTATTGACATTAATGGTGTTGTATCAATACTAAATACTTCTTCTTTTAATTTTGTAAAGTTTGTACCTATTATTATTAATTTTTTATTTGTTAATTCAAATAATTCTTTAAATGTTATATCATCACAATTATATTTTTCTTTTAAAAACGAAATTATTAATGCTAAAACTTTTAATCCATTATCAATACCATTATTATCAATAATATTATATATATCAATATTAGGTTCTAATTTTTCAAAATTAATATTAACTATTGTTTTTTTTATTTCTTTTATACTATAATCTAAATTTAAAAAAAATGACAAAATAGCCCCTGCCGAAGTTCCTACATATGTTGTAATTTTTTTTAAATTTATATAATTTTTTTCTTCTAAATATTTTATTACACCTATAAATGATAATCCAAATATACCTCCACTACTTAAACATAATGTATCTATTTCCATATTATATTATTTTTAAGTTTCTTTAAATTAAAAAAAAAAAAATCTAATATATCATAAATGATAAATGCAGGAGACTTAATTAAACAACAACAAGAACGTGAAACACGTAAAGTTTTAACATTTGAAAAAATATATATAAGAGTAGAAAAAACAATAAATTCAGCAAGTATGGGGAATTATTTTTTTACATGGTATGAAATACCAGAGTTTATAGTAGGATTACCTATATATTCGTTAATAGAATGTATTAATTATATTCAAAAAAAACTATTAGAAAATGGATTTAAAAGTGAATTAATAGGTAATAATGTACTTATTATTACTTGGTATCCTAATAAATAATATTTTATGTTTTGCGTTAAGTTAAAGAAAGATTATATATATAATTATAATGTCAGATTCAAATTCATCTACTATTGAACCAAATTATTTAGGACAAAATAATGAAAATTTAATTAAAGATAACGATAATAAAAAAATTTTATCAACTGATACAGATTTTTATTTTAATATGATAGCAAATCCAATAAAAATAATAGATAATAAAAAAAATAGTGAAACCTCAAATATAAATGAATTAATAAATTCAGATTCAGACAGTGATAATAATTTAAAATATTCACATTCCTCAAAATCCTCAGTGTCTTCTAAACATTCAAAATCTTCACAAAAGTTAAGTGAATCTAAACAAGTAATTGACAATATTCAAATTTCATTACCCATATCAAATAAACCACTTTCACCACAAATACCACAACAAATACCACAACAAATACCACAACCAATACCACAACCAATACCACAACAAATACCACAACCAATACCACAACCAATACCACAACCAATACCACAACCAATACCACAACAATATATACCAATACAACAACCTGCGATACAACAATCAATACCAGTACCACATGTGGCACAATATACACAAAATAAGAATCTAAATTATACATATAATAATTTATTAGAACTAAATAATAATTTATCACCACAAGAAATAAAATTAAAAAAAATAGAATTTTTAAGAAAATTAGCTGAATTAAAGACAAAAGGGTATCAATTATCAAAAGAATATGATTTCACATCATCAATAGAAGAAATGGAATATGAATATGAGTTATTAAAAAGTTTTGTAAGTAAAAGAAATGGGATAAAAGTGTATAAAAACATATTATTACAAGCATCATCAGTATTAGAATTTTTAAATGATAAATATGATCCATTTGATTTTCATTTATCAGGATGGTCCGAACATATATCAGTAGAATCAGATAATTGGGAAGATGTATGGGAAGAAATATATGAAAAATATAAAGGAAAAGGGAAAAAAATGGCACCAGAAATAAAACTATTATATTTAATAGTAGTATCAGCATCAGCATTTCATTTTTCTAAAGCTCATACATCAAAATTATTAGGTTTAGATACTTTATTAGCATCAAATCCAGGATTATTAAGTAAAATAATAAATCCTAATAAAAATGAAGAATCTAAATTCATGACACAACAAGAAATTAATATAAAAAAACAAAATGAAGAATTAAAACAACAAGAAATCAAAGAGAAAATGAGTAATCAAAAACAGAAAGAAGAATATATTAAAAATTTAGAATCACAATTAAATAATTTAAATAATACACCAAATAATTTTCCTATGAATATACCAAATATTAATAAAATAAATATAAAAAAACCAGATAAAGTTGATAATATTTTAAATAAAATTCATAATATACAATCAAATATAAATAATAATGAAGATACACAAGATGAAATAACATCAAATGAAAGATTATTATCAGAATCAACAATAAGTGAAACAAAAAAAAGGGGTAGGAAAACAAAACCATCATCTATAAGTATAAAATAATAATTAAATTTAAAGAATAATTAATTAATATTTTAAATAATGAATGAAAATATAAAAAAAAAACGTGGTAGAAAACCAAAAAATATAATAAATAAAATAGATAATATAATAAATAGTGAAGACAATAAAAATACAGAAGATGAAAATATAATATTACATTTACCAATATCAATAAATAATATAAATAATTCAAATAATAATACATTAATAAATATTGAGTCATTAAATGAATCAACAAATGAGAAATATATAAATGATAGTGAATATATAAGTTCAGCAATAAATATAAATTCTAACATAAATAAAATAAATATACATATATTAAATTTTAATAAAAATACTAAATGTTGGTGGTGTAAATATAATTTTGAATATGATGCAGTACAATTACCAGAAGATTATTATAATGATACATTTTATTGTATAGGTAATTTTTGTAGTTTTAATTGTGTAAAAAGTTATAATTTAGATTTAAATGATACATTAATATGGAAACGTGAATCATTAATAAATTTATTATATTATAGAACTTATTCAAAATATATAAAAATTTCACCTGCACCACATTGGTTAACGTTAACAGATTATGGTGGAAAATTATCAATAAATGAATTTAGAATGAATTTTCATAATAATTCTAAAGATTATACTATTTTACATCCACCATTAATATCACGTCAAATGCAAATAGAAGAATCATATAAAATAAATAAAATAAAGGAAGTACCAATAGATAAAGTAAATAAAATTTATTCAGAAATAGATTCAGAATATATGTTAAAAAGAAATAAAAGTAATAATATACAATTAACATTAGAATCAACAATGGGTATAATAAAAAATAAAGTGAAATAATTTATTCAATTTTAATAAAAATATTAGAATTAAATTTAGAGATTTTATTTTTAATATCATGAATAATATTATTATGTTCATTAAATGTAATATTAAATGTTTGAAATAAATAATATGGTGCAGTTTCATATTTAAATGTATAAATATATTTACAATCTTTAAAATAATCATTAAAAAAAGTTTTAACATTGGATAACCCATCTAATGAAATAATACCAATTTTACTAATATAAATATTTTGTTCAATTTCATTAAATTTTTTTAAATATAATTCAGTAATTTTACATGTTAAATCATTATTATTAATAATATTATTAATATTATTAATATTATTATTAAAAAAAATCCATAATGAAGTTTTTTTATCATTTTTTTGTCTTTCAATATCAATAATATATATATATTTAGTCCATATATCTAATAAATTAAAATTATTAACTATACATAATGATTTAATAAAATTTTCAAACATTCTATTTTCAATAAAATATTTCATTAACATATTTTGTATTTCATCATTATTTATATTTTTATTATTAATTTCTTCATCTAAATAGGCTATTGAAATTTGAACAATTTTAGATTTAATATCAATATCATCAACTCTAGCAACCATAGATTTATTTAATGGTACAATTTTATTCCAACTATAAACTTTTCTTTTTTTTGTGGCATCTTGATAACTCATAATACCTGTATATTCATATTCTAATAATATACAATTAAAATTATATTCTGTTTTATTTGTAAATTCAACTAAAACTAATTCTCCAACTATAGGATCTGAATTATTATAAAACTGATTTATTAAACTCATTTATAATTAATATGTAATATATATATATATTTATATTACTTTTTTATATTATTTAATAAATTTTTATTATAATAATATATACCTTGTAAAAAACAATCCGCTAAATCGTCTTTTTTTTTTATATTATTTAATTTTTCTTTCCAATTTGTTAAATGTGAAATTAATTCATAACAATATTTAATACCTAAACTTTTTGTTAATTTATATTTTTTTGTATCATCATTTTCATTTTTCACTTTTATTAATTCTATTTTATCTCCCTCTGATGCAAGTTTTAATTTATTAGATGGTGATATAAATTTAACTTGTTGAATTAATGAGTTTGTAATTTTTTTATCAATAATACCACGTATTAAATAATAATCATAAATAGTAGACGCAATAGATTTCATACGTGGATTTTTAAATGAAGGTTGATTTTCAATTAATACAATATCTGTTTTTAATAAAGCAGGTTTATTTTCAAGACACATAATTAAATTATATTTAATATTATCAAAATTTAATAATTTTGAATTTTTAATTTTGTATTTTTGTAATTGAATTTGATTACATTCATTTTTAAAATTTTGTTTAGCATGAATATTACAATAACATTTATTTATATTAGTATTTATAAAACTACTTTTCTTTGAACATATATTATTATTTTTATATATATATTCACATGATTTTATATTATTTTTTTTATAACATTCTTCAAATATTATAGTTGTATCCAAATTTTTATAATGATTTTTACAATAATATTTTACTTCATTATTTATTATATTTGTATATAATGGATTACTACCACAAAAACATTTATGTTCATTTCTATTTGTTAAATCTATATTATCCCAATCTATTATATCCCATTTTAATATCTTTTTCTCATTTATTATAAACTCTTTTCGTGTTATTATACAATATGATAAATTTATTATTCCTACATCAAATGATAATATTATAGGATAAGACATATAATAATTATATATAAAAATTGATTTTTTAAATAATTAATTTAAATTTTTTATAAGTTTTATTATGAATAATAATACTAATCTTAATATTGTTATATATAATAGATTTCAAGCTTCTGTTTTATCTAATATTACTAATGATAATATTGATACATCTACTCCACTTAATATTATCTTAAATTGTATGAATGAAATTAATAAATTTAATCATTTAACAGGACAACAAAAAAAAGAATATGTTTTAACTATTTTTAATGATGTTATTAATAATAATATTTTATCTAATGAATTAACTAATAAATGTTTTAGTATGTTAGAAAATAACTTTATTCATGAATATATTGATAATGTTTATAAACTTATTAAAATTAATAATAATATTTCTAAATCTAAATGCTGTTTTTAATAAAAATTGAATAATAATTATTTAAAGACTTAATTTTGATATTTAAATAAATGACAAATATAAATTGGGATTTAATTGAATATATAGATTATATAAATATAAAAAAATATGAAATAGATAATTTACCATGTGGCATAAGTATATCAACAATGTGTGCATCATGTAAATTAAATACAAATATAAACATAATAAATATAGAAAAATATTTTCAATTAAATTTAAATGATATATTAACAATAAAAAATAATGATGAAAAAATAAAAACACTTTTACCAATTAAAAGTAAAAAAAAAAGAATTAGAAAAATTGAAAATAAAAAAGATATTTCTAAAAATTATTTTTATAATCAAATTACTATTGAAACTAGAATAAATCATGATAATGATCATATTTTTAAAATTAATATGAAACTATTTAAAAATGGATCTATTCAAATGTCCGGGTGTAAATCTATTAATGATATTAATATTGTTCTTAATAAATTAATTATTAGATTAAAAGAAATTAAAGCTATTAGAGAAGATAACAAAATTATTGAAAAAAATTTTATTTCTAATTTTGATATTAATGTTATTGATTTTAAAATTGATATGATTAATACTAATTATAAAGTTAATATACAAATTGATAGAGAAAAATTATATAATCTTTTATTACAAAAAAAAATTAAAGCTTCCTATGAACCTTGTATAAGAGCTTGTATTATTATTAAATATATCCCACCTATTGAAAATATTGACAATAAAGAAGTTAGTATTTTTATTTTCCAAAAAGGTAATATTATAATCACCGGTGCACGGTGTAAAAATCATATTTTATCATCTTATAATTATATTAATAATATCCTTATTAATCATGCTAATGATATTATTAAAAAAGATGATAAAGAAGAAGAAGATATTATATTAAATATTTATCAAAATATTATTAGAGAAATTGATGTAGGACTCATTAAAATTTAATTACTTTATATTATTTTATATTATTTTATTAAAATTTAATTACTTTATATTATTTTATTAAAATTTAATTACTTTATATTATTTTATTAAAATTTAATTACTTTATATTATTTTATTAAAATTTAATTACTTTTTTATATTATTTTATTAAAATTTATTTTTTTTGTTTATATACTAAATTATTAACAAATGGATTATTATTTAATGTTTCACTAATGTTTTGATTTATATAATATGATGCATGTTTTATTTCTGGTTTTCTATATTGTCTATTTTCTTTAAATACTTCTTCAGGTATTAATGGTTTAACAGAATAATCTAAATTTTTATATGGTATTGAAATATAACTATATAATATTGGATTATGTAATTTTACTGTTTCTTTATTAATATATGGCCCTGTTTCATCTTTCTTTCCATTTGGATTTCTATTGTATGTTAATATCTCTCTTTTATCTGATATTTCCATATTTTCAGCAGCTTCATGTGATATTTTATATTCTATTTCATTATGTATATTTCCTATATATTTATTTTCTATTATTGTTTCTTTTATTGTACCACGTGCTATATCATTATCATCTTTATTATAATTACCAAAATTTGTATTATATAAACCTCCTGATATCGGTTTTATTATCGTTGTTTGTTTTATTGTTGTTTTTGCTTCTAAATTATTATCTTTAATATATGTTTCTTTTATATTATTATTTAATGGATTTATATAATTTTTATTTTCAGTTGTTTCTTTTATTGTTGATTTAGCTATATAATTATTATCTCTAATATAATTACTTGTAATTTGTGATTTAACATTATTATCATAATTATTATTTTCATTAGTTTCTCTAATAGTAGTTTTTAATTTAAAATTATTATCTCTAATATAATTACTTGTAATTTGTGATTTAACATTATTATCATAATTATTATTTTCATTAGTTTCTCTAATAGTAGTTTTTAATTTATCATTATAATCTCTAATATAATTACTTGAAAATTGTGATTTAATATTATTATCATAATTATTATTTTCATGTGTTTCTCTAA